CGTCCCGGAGGACCCCAGGGCCAGTTCGGTTACATCCCCGCTTCCGTTGGAATAGAACACCCTCCAGTTTGTCTGGTCCACAAACTCGGTCAGGTCGGTATAGCCTGTGCCTGGAGGGGTTTCGAAGGACGGCGCAGAGAATCCGTTACTTCGAAGATATTTGCCGCTATCGCCGCCGAAGTACAGTTCTTTTACGTCCGTGGTGCTCAAGGTATAGAACACCCGGTACAAAGAGCCCACATTTTCGGTTATGTCTGGGGCCGCGAACGCCGGCGCCGTTGCCCCTCCCGCTGCCCCGCTTCGAAGGAATGTCCCGGCATCGCCAAGGGCAACCTCTTGTACGTCCCCGTCATCGTCCGAATAGAAGACGCTCCCGGCTGTCTGGTCCACAAACTCGGTCAGGTCCGAGTACCCCGCCGCATCACCCAGGTCTTGCAGGTACTGCCAGAGATCCGTGAACCAGTGTCCGTCCCTGGACCCCCGTATCAGCCCTGGCGGTGGTCTATTGAACTTATCTCCAGCCATCTCTATGCTCCCATGATGATCCGTAGGTTGGCGCCGAATAGCACCCGCTCCTGCGCTGCGTCACAGTACCACCTGTACTGCCGATCCTCGGCGCTGCCCAGGCCGAACCATTCGAACTTCTGGGTATAGTCTGCGTTGACCATGGTGATCGCGGTCGGAGTCACCCAGCTTACAGATCGATCGTCGGAGTAAGACAGGACCTGCGAGCCCGTGCCTACGCCCTCCTTCATCATCACCTCGAAGGCGCCGTGCGTAATTGTCTGGCCTCCCTCCCGGATCGCCGGCGGGTACCATATGGTTCGGAACGCCGCTGTGTTGTTGGTGTGTGTGGCCTTGTCCATCACATAGAGATTTGCGTTGGAGATGTCTCCGTACACCATGGCCGGCTGGGAACTCAGGGCGTCCATGGTCAGACAGGAACAGCAAGCCGTGATCGCCGTTTGACCTTCGTCCCCGATGCCGGTAGTCCACTCAAACCAGGGGTACAGGCCGGCCTCCCATGCTGCGTCAGAGAAGCAGAAGCACATCCCTCCGGTGCCAAACCGAATAGCGTAGAAGGAATGCCCACCATGAAAACACTCAAAGCCCTGGGCGTCCCAGGTGTCGGCATATCCACCCCACACGCTCTCGAGTTGCGCGGTGCTTACAATCTCGTGGCCCCCGGACCCCGTGGTGCGTGCGATGCGGCCGGAGTGGGTGAGCCAGTAGAGCCGATCCCCCACCCTGGCCACGGAGTTGGGAGCTCCACACCCCACGTCCATGGTGGCGCCGTAGATCCGGCCCAGCGGCCCGGACGAGTTCTGGGTGTTGTAGGTGACCTCCGTGGTTCGCTCTCCAAAGACATACGCCCTGCCCTGCAGAACCGCGACATTTATGATGTAGTCGTGGCCAATCCCAGGCTTGAATCCATCGTAATCGTCCCAGGCAGCCTCGGAGAGATCCGAAGGCGTGACGATCGTGCCGGTGCCGGTCATGTATGTCAGGAACATTCGGTCCAGGTACGCGATCGAGCCGCCCTGTACTCCCGTGGCCGTGAGCTCGGTCATGGCCCCACCGCTGGCTCGGTGCCACATCGTTGGCGCGGCTCCCACGCCCCAGTAGGAAGTGGCCTCTGCAATGATCAGATCGGAGTTGTCGTTCATGGCCATCTGGACCGGATTGTCGGTACCTATGTTGGTCAGGGTGTCCGTATCGCTGATGGTCACCGTATCGTCCGACAGCGCGCAGGTATGCAAATCCCCACCAACCACCACAAACATACCCCCGTACACGTTGTGATAAATCCCCTGCACCATCCCGGAGGGCGTAGCTCCCGCCCAGGTGAGAGGCACGAGCCCTGGCATTCCACAGAGCGCCGGCCTCCCGTACAGGGTGCCGGGATCGAAGAACAGATTCCGGTTGGTCTTTGGTTGCTGGCTCGGTGGTAGGAGAAGAGGTATGCTCATCAGTTCTTCCTCCGGCGGTCTATCTTCATCTCTTCTACGTCTGTTTGTACCTCATGGATCTGTCCCTTGAGGCCCCTAATCTCGACCAGGACGTTGTTCTGTTTGGTAATCACGCTGTCTATGGAAACTTGCTGCTTTGCGTCCCGTGAGACAGAGCCCTCTATTGCCGAGTGGTTCATCTGCACCGAGTACCCAAACAGGGCCAGGAACGCTACGGAGGATGTTCCCATCAGCCACATGAGCGTCTTCGCCTTAACGAATTTATCTATGGCATCCCACACTCTGATTAATTCCTTCTTTATGTCCGACATGTTGTCGCACTGATCGTCATGCATGAAGCACCTCTTGTGGATAGGGTCTTTTTCTTCCGTCACCATGTCCTCCCGCTAATCGCACAAGTTACTACCGTCATGTTGCAATTTTCAGAACATGTTGATCCGTATCACCTGGCCCGCGTCACCGCCGCCTGCGGCAACATATTCATCCGCACCAATGTCCCATGAGCCTGACCGCGTATCCTCGTCGATGTCATCCGAAAAAGTACCAGACAAATCGACGCCTTGATCTGTGGCATTTGAATCGCCGCTGTCAAGGTGAAAATCATCGGCTCCCTCATTTTCAAACGTGACGGTCCCGTCTGCCCCGTTTCGGGAATTTGCGCCCGCCGCATCACCGGCTATGTCTGAAGCATTGTAGTCAGAACTTGCATGGAAGGAGCCAGAAAAACCGTCTGTACAGTCGTTTGCGATATTGTTCTTGATGAGTGTGTTTGTCGTATTTGTGTAGAATCCTATATAAGAATTATGGGCCGTGTTGTTATAGAAGTAGCTGTTTGCGTCTACGCGTAGATAAAAGGCGGTATTCCCCGTATATGTGCTGTTGACCACGTCGTAGATTATGTTGTTCCAGACCTTCACCTCCCAACCGGTGCTATACACGTTGAATCCGTGGCAATCGTCGCTTGTCCCAGTAACAACCCCCTTGATGATGGTGTGAGACATTTCGTAGTAATCGCCACCGTTTATCTTAATCCCAAACCTATCGTCGCTGTTGGTGGCGGTAAACTGAACTTGCAACCCCTCAACGCGAACATAGTTGTCCTTAATTTCCAGAGCCCTGCCCGTTACTTCGAGCCGGTATTTACTTGTATTGTATTTCCCGTCGTGCCGATCTGCTGAATCAACCAATATCGTAAGATCGTAGGTGGCTGACGTGGTGAATCCATCCAACGTAACCGCTGTTGTGTCGGCAGAGCCGCTAGACGCTTTGCACTGAAATGTCAGTGTGTTTGTGTCCGTTACAAGGTCCCCGCTATCGTCCTCTGCGGCTTCCGCTACAGATAGGCTTCCGTATGCGTTTGCCCAACTGCTACCATCCGCATCACCCCCGGCAACGTCTGGGTCCACATAGGCATTACAGTCGTCGTCCGTACACGCATCTCTGCCATGTGCCGTGACGGGCAGCAACAACAGCAATGCCAGAAACCATACAGAGAGATACCTGTTCACTTGGCCTCCGATACCGTGTTTTTCTGTATGCTTGTGATTCCGTCCTCCATCATGTCGAGCAAGATGGCCTCCTTCGCCGCTGGGGAGACTAGAACGCTATCTAGCTGAATAGCGTTGGTTGTCGTAACGTCTGGCAGTTTGACCATGTACGGCGGCAACTCCTTGACTTTTACCCATGTGTCCGTCTTCGTATCCAGCCACTCCACGACACCCGTTTCGGTGTCGGTTCGGGTTTTTGGCACTGTAGCCCAAGCCAAATCCCACACCTTTTCTCTCGACAACCCTTTTGCACTCACATGGTCAAACGTGTCGAAATTTCGCCCGTTTTTACAGAACTGGACGGCTACAAGCCATCCGGTGTTTTTCTCCAGCACCAGCACCGCATCGTTCAGCCCATCGTCTTCACAGCACCATGAGCCGGTGGAGTTCTCATAGCAGGTTTCAGCATAAGCGGGTACAGCAAAAAGCAACGTGACAAGCAGAATAGCGGTTCTCAGCATTGTATCTTCTCCTTTTGCAACGTGTCTCATTATCATTAGTCCTCCTCTGCGTAGAACCACATCTCAAAGTTCCACTGTACACACGTACCCTCTGGGTCTGCATCGAAACCGATATAGACCACCTTGCCGTTTGCTACTGCGGAACCACCATTGATGCTGGCATTTGTGTCCTCGGAGGATGTCCCGCTCGTTGTGTCTATCTCGTCGATGTCAGCAGCGTTTGCGAGGCCAATAAAGGCATCTGCATACCGAAGGTCTGCGTCGATTTCCGTATCTGGGTCTACATTACAGGACGATTTCCACTCAGTAATGGTGATCCCCTCTGGGCCATCGTCCCCTACCGTGAAGAGGAATATCTCTGCGTCACTGTCGTACCAAGCTCCAGGGTCTACAGAGAGGGACACATGCTTGAGTAGCGACATAGCCGCTTCGCCCTGAATCTCACCGGCAGAACCACCGTGGAAAGCAAGCTGGTCATCCGTAGATTGCAACCCAATCTGCCCCTCCGTGCCAAGCGCCAGGTCAGAGGTTGAGTTGTGAATCTCAACAGTATTCCCACCCATATCAATGGGGCCAAGCACCCGAATCCCGGTATCTGCCTCGATGTCGAGGTATCCATCATCATCTGAGTGGATATAAACCGCCGTGTCCCCGAACAGGAGCTTGTCGTCAAGCTCGATCTGCACCCCTGTATCTGCAACGTGAGTGAGTGTCACGTCTTGATCCGCACCGAGGTTGATGATCGACCCATCTGCTAGGTAGAGGTCCGAGAACTCCAGGGATGTACCGCCAATATCAGCGCCATCCGCAGCATCTGGATTAAACAGGTTTGCAGAGATTGTACCGCTCGCGTCTATCCCCACAACGGCAGTCATGGAGCCCGCGTTCAGGGTGGCGGTGCCATCTGTAATGCTCGTCCCCTCTACAGCCCCAGTCGAGGTTATGGCACCGGAGCCGATAGTTCCAGCGTTCGCTATGTTCCCACTGGTATCAATGTCTATCCCATCGGACGCAACAGAGAAGTTATCCCCACCATCCCCAAGGGCCACAACCCCATCAGCGTCCAGGGTGCCGTCAACCTCCACCTCCAGGTTCACCAGGATGCCCGTGTCAGCTACGTGGGTAATCGTCACATCTTGATCTGCACCGAGTTGAATGACCCCACCGTCATTCAGAAAGAGGTCATTCCACTCTGCCGCAGTAGACCCAAGGTCTTCCCCCGCTCCAGTGATGCCGTTGTCAAATATGTAGGTTCCACCGTCTGTAATTATGGTAACGTCATCAACATCAGCTGACCCAATATCGAAATCATAATCCCCACCCGCGTCAATCCCAACCGTCGAAGTAATTACGCCAGTAACGGCTAACCCGCCACTGGCTGTCAGGGTGTCGGTAACTGTGACTGCATCCCCGAACGTCATAAGCCCGTTCCCGGCGGTCATTGTGTGGTCTGTGCCACTTACATCGAAGGTCCATATATTCGACGCATTCGCATTGTCAGACCATGTGGTTGCGTCTACCGCCGTTGAGTCGAAAGACCCCGCAGATTCCCAGGTAAGGGCTCCGCTCCCGTCCGTCTGGAGTTGCTCTCCCGCGTCTCCGTCGTCGGGCGGCAGGGTGTACGCCGTGTCCATCGTCATGTCGGCGGGAGGGCCGAAGGTTGCGTATTGATCGCTGGCTTCGTCAGACCATATCACCAAGCTGCCGTCCGTACCTGCGAGCCCCGTTTGCAGGGTGCCGTGAGCGGTGGTCTTCTGAGCATTGTCTACCGTAAGGGCGTCCGTTCTGGTTGAGGCTCCGTCAGCAGTAGTGGAAAAGACGATCTTCCCAGGCATATCATTAGAGCCGGGAGTTCCGTCTATATGGAACAGCATCCCCGCAATAGGCTCGTAATCTACGCCGTCGTGAGCATATCCTACCCACCCACCCGCCGAGTCGCCGTCTTGTATTATGGCCCCCGACCGCGACTTGTACGATTTGATGTAACCGGCGTATGCGTCTGCGCCGTTGTGAAAAGAACTAATACTAGCACTTGCCAGGGTACTCCCAGCAGCGATAATCCGATGTGCAGATCCAGCCAGGGCTGTGCCGCAAGCCGCGCCGGTCCCTACCGATATGCAGTTGTTCGTATCGTCGTATACGAACGTGGCCTCGCCACCGAAGGCAGAGGAGTTGTTGTACTGAACGTGCGTGTCGGAGCCGCCAGGGGAACCAGACCCGCAAGCCTGCCACTCAAAATCGCCTGTGGTTTCCTCGTAAGTTAAACACTCTTCGTCTGCTGCTGCATCGACCGCCTTCAGGTGTTCCTCTTGTAAGGCATCATCTGCTATAAGGCTTTGGTCGATGGCGTCCCCGGCTATGTGGGCCGTGTCGATAGATGCGTCAACGTACTGGTCCGAGTCAATAGACTCCACCGACATATGGGCAAGGTCGATAGAGGCGTCTACATATGAGTCAGAGTCTACACTGTTAGCAGACATATGAGCTTCGTCGATAGACCCGTCAACGTAGGAGTCCGAGTCAACCGAGTTGGCAGACATATGGGCTTCGTCGATAGACCCGTCAACGTAGGAGTCCGAGTCAACCGAGTTGGCAGACATATGGGCCGCGTCTATGGCTCCAGCAGCAATTTCATCGGAGTCTGCCGCGTTATCCGCGAGGTGTTCGTTGTCGATAGATGCAGCGGCGTAGTGAGCGGAGTCTATGCCGTCGTCTGCGACCTTGATGGTCAGGTCAAACGGGTCTGCGTCCGATCCCGTGTCGGTGTCGGTCCAGTCGATGTCGAGGCCAGAGCCCTCAATGAACTTCCACTCCTTCGCCTCGTCTATTTCTACCTCTGTCCCATCCCCATCCTCGGCAAAGAAGCTGCTCATATCCCCGCCGCCCACTCCCGCGTCGATGTTGTCGATATCGCCATCGTCATCAGTATCGTACTGATGGAGGATGTCGTACACCGAGTTCTGGCTGGGGGCGTTCGTCGAGTCTGCGTTCCACCCGGACCCGTATACATCGTCCTCTACGGTAGCACTTGGGATGTTGGTACAATCCGTACAGTCAATGGCCGGGGTGGTGTCCGTTGTCCACACCCCACCAGCAGCGAAAATTACCCCGCCATTTGTCTCTGTAAGGGCGGCAATCGTGTCAAGCTCCGCGTCCCATGCCTGTACGTTCGTTCCGATAGCAAGGCCAAGGGTTGCTCGCATCGTGCTTGCGTCTACATCGTCAAGATATTCGTTCGCAAAAGCACCCAGGTTGGCAACCGTTTCCAACTTCACAGCGGTATTGATCTCCGAAGTCTGTACGAAGTCAGCCACGTCACTTAACGCCGCATACAGCCCCGCCTCGTTGTCTAGTTCGCCCTCAAAAGCGCTGTCTGCCGCACTCACAGAATAGAAGTCAGTCCCGGCCTCCAGGTCGAGCAGCGTCCTCATGGCCGCGTAATCAGCAGCCGTCACTAAGCTCTGGCCGTTTGCAGTCAGCCCCATGGTGGTCATCATAGCCGCCGCCGTGGCATCGTCGGCGTACTCGTTGAAAAAAGCACCCAGGTTGGCTACGGCCTCAAGCTTCGCTGCAGTGTCGATCTCTGTGGTGCGGGTAATCCCGGAGTTGATTATCACCTGGATCTCGGTGTCTGGATCCTCGGCCAGGTCGAAGTCTGCACCCAGGAAGTCCAGGGTTACGATGTCGGCGCCACCAACGGCTACGTTGTTCTCCTTGATCGAGGTCATGCTCCCGGAACCGCCGCCGCAAGTCTGCCACTCGTAGGTCGTGCCGGTGGCCTCGTAGGTAAAGCACTGCTCGTCGGTGGGGGTATCCGTGGTAAAGCCCTTCGGCACGTTTTTCATCTGTAGTTTGCCTCGCCGGGATCCGAAGGCGAGGTCTGGATCTACTACATAGATAACGTGGTTCTCTTCGGGGGTGGTGTTTTCGTCCATATCGGTGAGGTTTTCCAGTGCCCATGCCGGAGCACCGTACACCAGGAGCAGGAACGCGATCAGCAGGTTTCGGTATCGTTTCATCAAGTCTCCCCTTACTCGAGGCCCAGGGCCGCAATGGCGCCAGCCATCCCCTCGGACTGTTCCACCACCTCGGTGGTATCGATGATATCCATAGTCACCGGCTTGGCTCGTCGCACAGCGTTCAGGGTGATCAGCCGGTTCAAGCTCTCCTCTGCCATCTTGGCCTGGACCGCGGTGAGCTCTATCCCCGGCAGCATATCGGCCAGGCGTACACACATATTCCACATGATAATGGGATCCATGGACCTGGGCACCACGAGCGTAGCGTCCTCGTCAGCTGGCTCTGGGAACGCCTGGAGGTGGGAGTAGTGGATGGCCTCTGCCGTGGCCACCGTGGGGTAGAGCAGCAGCGTGCCGTTCGGCACCGTGGGGTTGTACCACAGTACACTCGGCCTTCCGGTCGAACCCTTGCTGGCGAACTGCATATACCGGGCCTCGTCCACCACCTCGACCCGGTGGTCCTCGTCTCCCGCGTCCCGGATAAACGCCCGGTCGATATACTCGGGCCGCACGTCGGTCACATCTGCCGCGGAGGCTCCGATCGAGTACTCGGCCTTGTTTGCGGTAAGGGTGAACGTGTCCCAGGTAGTGAACGGGATCACCAACCGCCGGCCGCTCCACTCCGCAAGCATCTGGTTCAGTACCTCGACGCCTACGGCCCTCAGTTGGGGGTCTGCCGTCTGCCCGTATGAGAGGAACCTGACCTGCCTGAGAGACAGGTTGAGGATCTCGAGAACGGTGCTCATTGTCTACCCTCCCTGAGTCTGTGGACCCTGACCCACCTGGGCCAGGAGGTCCGGGACTACGCTCGGATCCAGGACGTACTGCCCGGTGATCATCATCTCCATGAATAGGTTCAGGTTCTGCTGTAGCTCGCCCTTCAGCTCGAGGGAGAGCTTGTGCATACGGGCCAGCTGAACCGCGGCCATGTAACACACTACGAACAGGAACTCGTCCGGGAGGGTAAACGCGGCCCCGGCCGTGGCCATGAGCTCTGTCTGCTCCCGGTAGAAGTAGATCACGGTACGGTTTTCATCCGGCCTACGGTTAACGTACAGCCGCGGCTGGGTATTGATCGCGACCTCGGCGGTGTTCAGCCACCCGTGCGAGGGGATCCCGGTGGCGTACAGCGGCCCGTGCTTCAGGCACTCCTCCGGACTGGTCACGATGAGCGGCATACCCACCTCGCCGCCAGAAGCCTCGTAGGTAAACGCTGCCACCACGTCCACGGTCTGTGCGTCCAGGGTGGTGTAGTTGTTCCCCGCGTTCACCTGGCCGGCAGCCTGGTTGATGTTCTGCCGAAACCAGCCAGCGCCGTCCAGGCTCTTCACCGCGGTGTTGATGGCCCAGTACGCTTCCGTTAGCTCGTCTGCTCCGGCGGTACCTCCGGTCTTCAGGAACCCGATCATCTTGAGCACCACGTCTGCCATCTCTGCCATGGTAAGTGCCATTGTGTATGCCATTACATATTACTCCGCTTGACATCCGTGGGGGTGGGCATCACCTGGCCGGTGAGTGTCGCAACGGTACCAGGGTGCATCAACTGCTGGCCGCTCTTGAGCATATCCAGGTGCATTGACAGCTGGGCTCGCATCTCCTGCATCTCGCCAGGACCCTGGCCGTAAGCCGGCGCCACCGCCAGCGCAGACATGAGTACGCACGCCATCAGGAACTCCTCGCCCAGGCCGGTACTGATGAACTTCACGGTATCGCCATCGATCACCACCAGGCTGGTACGGAACGAGTACAGCAGATCCCCGGCCACCGGCACCCGGCGGTTGAGGTACAACGTGCCGGCGCTGGAGCTGGGCTTGATGAAGCACCCGTGCGAGGGGATTCCTCGAGCATAGATCGGGCCGTGAGAGAAGCACTCCTTCGGGCTCACGATCTCCACGTTGTGCGAGGTGCCGTCATTGTCGATGATGTAGTGGCAGCCCAGGATGGAATGAGCGGCGGCCTCTGCCGTGATCTGGTACGCATTCGCTGCGATCGCGCCGGAGGCCTCCTGGCCCGTGGCCTGTCTGCACCACCCGGCAGAGTCAAAGCTCTTAACGGACATATTCAATACCCGCTCGATCTCGTCCTCCTGGGTTTCGCCGGGACTTACACCAAGGTTGAGCCCTCCTACGGTCCTCATGATGAGCTTTACCAGGGTATCCCTGGTGTACTGCAGAGCGTATGCCATCGGCTATACCTCCATGACCAGATCTGGTTTCTTCTTTGGGGCCTTCTTCTTCGGCTTTGCCGCCGGAGGGGTGACGGGGGCCGGAGCGGGATCCGCGGGAGGCTCTTCCTCGACCTCGAGCACAAACATCTCGGGACCGCCCAGGGCGTTGGCTGGTGTTATGGTCGCGCCTCGCTCCGAATCGGGGTGGTCATACCACTCCCCGGTGAGCACGCACTCGATGTACGTTGGCGATCCCACCAGGAAGACCACACCCTCTGGATATTCGGAATGGTACATCCAGGTCCTCGGGGGCTTGGGTTCCTCGACCTCTATCTCCTCTGCGTCCACTTCCAGGATGAGCTCCTTCGTTGCGTCCGTTAGTATTCTACCCATGGTTCACCTCCTTCTGGTGTTCTGCTTCAAGCTCGAGAATGGTGGTCTGTGGTCTGCTTCTCAGGTACCTTACGGGGGTTCCCGCGTACACGCTCCACGTTTCCAGGTCCTTCAGAATGAGCGAGTTCGCGCCGATCACGGTACCCTCTCCGATGATCACTTTCGGGAGCACCACGGTATGCGCTCCGATGTGTGCGTGCCGGCCCAGGTGTATCAACCCCCCCTTGAGGGTGGGCTTGTACTTCTCGTCTACGCACGGGCCGACAAGGCTCATGCCGGAGGCGTGATCGTCGCTCGAGGAGAAGAACGACACCCTCATTGAGCAACCCCCGTAGTCCCTGATCGTGATGCCGTTGGCGCCGCCCAGGTACGAGTACGCACCGATGTGCACATAGTCTCCCAGGACGACCCTGCCGGTGATGATCACAAAGTCATCGATCCTGCAGCCCTTGCCTATGGTCAGGTCCCCGTACACCCTGGCCAGGGGGCTTATGGCGCTCTCCTTCCGGTGGTTCTGTAGGCACCCGGAGCACAATTCGTCCGGTATGCCAGGGTACTTCATGCTGCACTCGTCACACAGCTTCCAGGCCATTAGATTCCTCCTCGGTTGTAGATATCGTACTGTGATAGATCAGGGTACGGCAGTTCCTTGTCCTCCATGGTCAAGGGCTTGCCGTCCAGGCCGTAAAATCGATTCATCAAGGATAGACCTCTGACCGCGAGCTCCGGCAGCAGCCACATATTCCAGCCGCGTTGATCGAAGGTGTCCTCGAGGTACGAGATCTCGCGCCGGCCGGAGTATCGTGCTCTCCGAAACCAGCAGTTGGCAGCCCAGTCATCCGTGAGGATGGCGCCGCCCTTGCCGATGGACAGGTGCTTGTGTGGGCCCGTGAAGGACAGGCACATATAGGTGTCGGGCCGGTACATATTGTGCGTGAAACGTAATGCTGCATCCCACACCCTGCTGGGCGAGAGTGGGTATGCTCCCTTCAGGTAGTCGTTCGGCCAGGGAACGAAATCCGGGACCATGCCGGCCTGGATGATGGAGCACGGCACGGAGGGGTACGTCCTCGCGGGGATCTCCAGGAGGTGCAGCCCTGGGCTCATGGCCTTCGAGTAGGTCAAAGACAGGAACAGAGCGTTAGTGCACGAGTCCACCGCGACCGCGTAAGGGGCGCCGGTGTACTTCTCCAGGGCGGCCTCGAAGTCCTTGGTGGCCTTATGCGCTTGCTGCAGCATTCATGGCCTCCCTTGCCTTCTCGAGGGGATCGCCGTCCCGGAGGTACTTGTGCAGGTTTCCCTTCCACTCGGCAACACCCCAATGCGAGATGTCGAAGTCTGGGAAGATCCATAGCGGATACCCCAGGGCTCGGAAGGCATCGCTCATCACCATGTCCATACCCGTGAACTCGTGGTCAATCACATCGTTCCAGAAGAACCTGTACGCCTTTGTCTCTTTGTCCCGGATGTAGAAGTACTCCTCCGGGTGGGCCTCGATAAAGTCGAGCACGGGCTTCTTGCGGATCCGGAGCATCCCGGCCGCCACCCGATCGGCCTCGAGGAGCACCTGATCGCCCCCCTCTTCCTTGCCGGCAAAGTGGAGCATCCCGTCCTCTTCTATCCTGGTGGGCACGCCCACATACTGGTTCCATGCGTTAGTCATCTTGTACGAGGCGGCGATGATGTGCTCTGGCCTCAAGAGCATCCGGACCAGGTGCTCCGGGTTCCAGCTGTGGTCGCTGTCGATGTTGATCCAGTCCGTAGCCTCCTCGTCCTCCGCAAACCTGGAGAGCGAATCGTTGACCGCCCGTTCCGGGTGAAAGTCCCCAGTCCAGGAGAAGTCGAACTTGATGCCCAGGCGCTCGAGCACCAGGGCGGTTGTAAGCAAGCTCTGCGTGTACCCGGCATAGGCTTGCTGCTTGTAGAATGCGGTGTGAATGATCAGCTTCCCTTCGTAGGCCATGATTGTTCCTCCGGGAATGGAGGGAGGGGTTCCCCTCCCCCCGGTGAATGGTTTACGTCAGAGCCGCGATCCCGATGTTCTCCAGGGCCACGATGATGGCATTGACCGCCGTCACGATGGCATCAGCCTGGGTGCTCGTGGAGTACCCAAACGCATTTGTGGTGCTGGTAGCTGCCGTGGTGGCCACCGCTGTGAAGGTGGATGCTTGCACCACCGGGGTGGCGCCGTACAGGCCCACCTTGTCCGCTGCAGCCCTGCCCAGGCAGACTCCTGCCGTACCGTAATCGCCAAGGTACTTAACGCCCATCTTTTACCTCCCTGGGGGGCCTTCCAACCCCCCGTGTCTGTGTGAGTTAACTCGTACTCAGCTCGATCTGCCACTTCTCGACGGTCCACATTTCTACCGTGCACGCGTCCGATCCGCTGGCCAGGGTGATCGCTGCTGTGAGTTGCGTATCCACCGTGCAGTCCACGGCGCCAGCAGCATAGTCGATCTTCTTGTCCCCAGTTGATACGGTCTTGTCCAAGATGCCGATGGTCTTCTGCACCTTGGGGTTTTTGAAGATGATGAGGCCCTGGAAGATCCAGTCTCCGGTTGTAGTTTCTGCACCGGCCACGGAGATGACGTCAGTGCCGCCGATCGCAACTGTGATCGTCATGGCGCCGTTGGTACCCGTGGCGTTGGTGCCAGCGATGGTGACGCGGAACGCGGTCCCTGCCGGGACGTGGCCAGGGATATTGACCTTCATGTTGGCGATCTGCTCTGTGGCAGCTTCGCCCTCGCTGTACTGCTGCACGCCCTGCGCTACGATCTGCGGGACGCTCCCAAACCTCTCATTCAGGTTAGAGCTCACCCTTCACCTCCTTTATCCGGCGATCCGGCAGCCCATGAAGGGGTTGATGGTTTTGTACCCGTAGAGCACGTCGAACCGCACATACTCCTGGTCGTTGATCACGTCATACGAACGCACCACGCGGATCTGGAACCCCTTGTAGCTCATCCGGGACCCCCAGCCCACGGAGGCCGGCATCTCGAGAGGAACCATTGCAAGGGCGATACAGTCCTTGTGCATGGCGAGGTTGACAGGGTACTGCAGCCCCGAAGATCCAGGGAATGCCATGGCCGCATTGTTTACAGGGTAGGCGTCCATGTTCTGGTACGGCAGGACCTTCTTGGCCGCGGTGGCATCGTACATCTGCCACGGCGCCGTGCCCGGCGTACACAGGAGGGAACTGTAGTCGTAGGTGCTCGCGGTGTTCAGTTCGTTGCATACGAACTGCCGGAGCCTCCCGGTGCTCTGCCCGGTGATCGGGTTCACACCGTACACATTCGCAATGGTGAAGATGTCACCCCTGGTGATCGTGCCACCGGAGACTCCACCGTCCACCGTGAGCTCTGTCTCACCGTCCGTGAGCGCAACGACCTCGTTGAGGGTCGCTGCCGTACCTGCCTGAGTTCCACAGGTATGCACCGCCACGTTGGGGCTCTGGTGCATCTGGAAGTTGGAGAGCTCACCGATCGTGCCCTTGGTGACTGCCCGGTTCACGATCGCCGGCTGCAGCAGTCCCTTCAAATGATCGGCGGTGTACGCCTTGGCGATAGGGTTGATGATGCAGTGCCTGTCATCCTCCGGTACTGCATGGTCCGACAGCATAGCATCGGCCAGGGCGTAGGTGAGGAACGTCTGAGGGGTGACCCCCGGCGTGCCCACCTGGTTCGGGATGTCTCGGTAACACTGCAGCAGAGAGGTATCGATCTGGTTCGCCAGCGCTTGCATGGCCGGCTTGATAAACCGTTTGGACATCTTGTCAATGTCCAAGGTCATCTCTTGCGAGGTGACGGGCCAGGCAACGTGCTTGCGCTGGTCCACGGTCAGAGTGACATCCTCCTCACGGAGATCCACGGTGTTGATCGTAGCACCGTCCTGCACGCGGAAGTACACGGGCGCCTTGATCGTGATGGAACTGCCTTTCCTCCATCCGTTGGGGTTTTTCTGAAACTCGGCCTCGTACCCTCTGTGGACGAGACGGGACGCGACCAGTGCGTTCTCCAGCTGCCGAAGCGCTTCCGTAGCGACAACGCTCGGCTGAATCCAGGTATGGCTCACTTTCTGTTACCTCCTAATCGTGAAACGCAATTCCCTCCTTCTGGTTCATGTGGGTGATGTACTCGTCCGGGGTCATCTTGTTCAAAGGCTTGGTCACATCACCGTCCCGTACACCGTCCACAGTCTTCAGATCGGGGAATGTGGTTGATGCTTCTTTTTTCCGCGCTGGCGAGCTCTCCTTGAGAACCACCTCGAGTTGCGCGATCCGATACACCTGTTCCCTTGGGTCCATGTTCAGGAGTGCCAGCGCCTCTTCCCGATGCTCGCCCCAGTAGTATGCAAGCTCCGCGGCCATCTCGCTTCTCATCACGATATCCCCCACGGCAGCCGGTATGTACGCCTTCGTCTCGAAGTCAGGCATACGGGCTGCTCCAGCAGTGAGACGAGCTTCGAACCGCTGCTGTACCTGCTCGTTCTGCTGGTTTGCTTGGAGGGTTCGGTTCTCTTCCCGCGTAGTCCAGCGCGTGAGCTCCTCGACAAAGCCTTCATACGTGTCGAAGTCCTTCTCCAGAGGCTTGGGCTCTTGGGATACGACAGGCGCGACAGGTCCTGGTGCTTGCGGCGGTGTGGCTGCAGCAACTGGGGGTGTGGTCTGTAGGGTGGCGTTCTCCCGTTCTAAAGCCTTCATGCGCCCGTACACTTTCGCGAAACGATCGTAAGGGACAGGATCCCCGTCCTTACCATCGCCACCCTCCGGAGGCGTGCCTTCGGGTGTAGCTTCCTTCTTCTGCTCCGGTGGTACTGGAGCTTCGGGGTCCATTTCCTCGATCGTCAGATCGAGTTCCTTCGGTGCACCCGGTACTGTCTCGCCCTCGGGAGCAGGGGTTTCTGGTTGGCTTTTTGCAGGAGTCTCGGTACCTTCTGGCAGTACCTGCTCCAGGTCGTTAACGCCCATCTTGGTACTCCTTTCGTTTCGGTGGTGGCCTATATGGCCAGTTCTATAATCACAGTTGTTGCTTCCGTGAGGTCTGCTGCATCCATTGCTGGCCACATCAGGCACCCCCGCTCACCGAAGTACCGGACGCAGTCCAGTACCTCCGCGGTGGCCAGGAAGTCCATGATCTTAGCCGCGGTCTGAGCGCTGGTCTTCGCGTTCCTGATGATCACCGCATCAGACGCGCTTGTGGTGTGTATCTGGATGCTTTTGACCATGAGCCCCTGGTCGTTGCCCTCGACCAGCTGTGGCAAATCTGTAGGCGCGTTCCAGTCCGTGGCGCCGTCAAGCTCTACCGATACAAACCGGCCGCTCATCGTGGTTGTGTTGCCCATTACTTGGTACCTCCTGGTCCTGCTGTGGGTTTGGGTGCAGCCGCCTCTGCCGCCGCTGCTTTCTCTGCATTCTGTAGTTCGATACCTTCACGCAGGGCCTGTACCTGTGCTTGCATACCTTGCAGTTGCTGGCCATGCTCCGCGGCTTCTGCCTTCATCAGGTCCGCTATGCCCTTGATCAGGGTTTCAAACTCCTTGCGGTCCTGGTCCCTGGTTTCCAGGGCGAGCTTGTCCTTCTGTACCTGGGCCTCGAGCTCGAGCTTGAGCATCTCCGGGTCTGGAGGAGGGGGCTCAGGCGGGGGATCGTCCGGACCTGGTTCCTTGATCCCAGGAGGGATCATTTTCTCCAGTCGTTTCTGAAGTTCCGCGGCTCCAGGAACGTCGAGATTCTTCACAACCAAATCTATGGCAGCGACCCCCGCCTGAGGTACCGTTTTGACTATCTCCAGGAGGGCTTCTGCAGCCTCCTGTCGTTGAGTGCTATACGATGGGCCAATATCGACCCGCACGTCATATTTCCCTACTGTGAGGTCGTTCAGGTAGTCCGATACATCCGGGTTGTACACCGTGGGGGGCTGGTACTGCTTGCTCTGCTGCATCTCCTGGATCTTGGAGGGGTGTATCATCTCCGGGTCCATACCGACCGGCTGGTTGATCGGCACCTCGAGCTCGCTATCGTCCTCCCCGCGGATACGAATCACGTCCTCCTTGTCGTATACCTTGGGGATCAGGTCGATGAGGATCTTGCCGTTCCGGGTAAGGGCCGCTTCGAACATATTGGTGAACCCGAACGCCCCGGTATCACCCTCCCGCTGCCTTGCGAGGATGGCCTTCCCGCTCTTCTCTTGGCCCTCGTCACCCAGGGAGGCCTGGTACAGGCCCATACTCGACATGATGTCGTGCTCCATGCGCTGTAGCTCGGCACTGATGGCCGTACTCATCATGGGCGGCGCCTCGCGCTTCGGGCCGATTGGTGCCATGGGGTCTGCGGTGTACACCAGGTAGGTGTAGTTCTTCTCGCTCTGTGCGTCCCACATCTCCTGCGAGCTCTCGAGCATCTTGCCCGTGACCAGGAAGGGAGCAGTAGGTGCCAGCGCGATCTGCTCGGTGACGCTCGATGACCAGTAGTTGTACATTTGTTGCGGTTCCCTGGCCATACGGACCATACCGCGGTTGTGCCGGCGCTCTCCGATCCATGTCTCCTTGCCCAAGGCCACCACGATCGGGATGTGAACGCCTGGCCACTCGTGAGGGCCGTCCAGGAGCTCGCTGCCACACAGCAGACAGCTGAAGAGCGTCTCCTTCTCTTGCAATCCCTGCTCGGGGTCTGCCTTCTTGGTGGCCCAATACCAGTACTCTGCCACCCGGACCTTCTTCTCGGTCCTCCAGGCCTGGTCCTCGTCTGTAGAGGACGAATCCCAGTCCTGAATGGCGGCGTTCGGGTACCTGTCCCGGAACGCGGCCTCGGGTAATAGCTCGGTGACGAACATATACCGGGCATCGCCCAGGTCCACGTTCCGGCTCTCCGGATCCCAGTACACCACCAGGGGGTTAGGCATCCGCTCTATGCGGATCTCCTTCTCACCGTCTCTGTCTGTAATCACCCGTATGCGCCATGCACCACGACCCCCGGAGATGACCCCATCGAATGCACTCCCATACGCAGCGCTTGCGTTGGAGTTGTACTCAACGTGCCGTACTATGCCCCCGAAGATCTCAGCTACCTTCGGGTCGGCCTTCGAATCGACAGGTATCACCTTTACCGCTGGTGAGCTCTGCCGGAAGTCTCCACTGATCTGGTCTACCTTCTCCACGATCTTGTTAATGGTCAGGCACGGCCGTGGGGGCTGGGCGCCCATTCTCTTGGCCTTCACGTCTACAGGCCACTGATCCCCGTTCAGGAACGTCAAGTCATCACGGTACGCCTTGCGCTGGTCCTGGTCGGCATCTGCAGCATATGCGAACCGCTCTCTGGCCTTGCGTACAAAGTCGGCCTCCTGGGTCTTCGACATACGCTTGCCGGCCTTCTTGCGGCGCCGCTCCTCGAGCTTGCTTGCCCCTGGGTCCAACATCTCTACGACTGGTTCCATGCCTTACCCTCCCATCCATGATCCGGAATGTACGTTGGACCGCTGGCCGACCGCTCCCGGCATCCTGAACTTTACCTTCGGCTGATACCCCACTGCGAAATGACCGAACGAATCAGCGGGGTGCGAGGCCCAGTCGTGATCAGGGGTATTAAGAAAACTTCTCCGCTCCGGATCCCACTTGCGTGAATAGTTCCTCAATGCGTCCAGACCCAGCTTGCACTTGACCTGGTCGAAGTACGTCTTCGGAATGAGTACCCTGGAGGCCGTGACCCGCTGCGTAGGGTCCATCTTCGGGATGACCTCCATGCGGCGCCCGTGAGCCTCTGCGATCATGTACGGGCTCTTGGCGTTCGCGGCAAAACTACGGCCCTTGAAGTCGTGAGGGACGTAGTCCGTGCCGTACGAGTACTTCGCACGCTCCGGGGCGGCCAGAAGACCCAGGTAGTAGTCGATGCCCTGGCCCGTACCCTCAATGTAATCGAAGGCGTGCGTCTCTCCACCCGGCAAAACCTGCCACAGCCATATACTGGTATGATCATGAACTCCGATATCCCAACTCGTATGTACCGGCAGTGCAGGGTCATGAGGCACGTCCCGGATCCGGCCGGCAGCCTGGGCCTCCACCATGAGCTTGCCGTAGTACGCACCGACCATGGCGGCTTCGAAGGAGCAATAGAACTCCTGGTCCACCATGTCTTCGCTCATACCGGAGTTGCGCTCGCCCTGGATGGCGTTCTCGGTGATGGCTTGCGTCTCTCGTACCGTGAGAATCTCCGCGAACCAGTCCGGATTCTCCGTGGCCATATCGAACAGGGTCTTTCCGTGGTTCATGCCCCTGGGGGTGTAGATGAACCATGCCCACCCGCCGTTCTCGGTCAAGATCGGCCGGATGTATTCCCACGCGGAAGGCTTGCTCACGGAGTACTCACTCATGATCAGGCCGGCCGGGTTACTGCCCACCAGGCTGTCGTAGTTGTCTGACCCGCACAGCTGCCAGATAGACCCACACTTCAGCGTGATCTTCATCTCCTGCACGTTGGTCTTCTCCCGGATCGCCTCCGGGAACGCCCAGTCGATGATCTTCTGGGGCTTCTTGTACTGGTCGTACACAATGCCGTCCCAGATGACTTTTCGCGCCTGATTTTGTTGCGGCAACATATGCCAGTACGTTCCGATCCTCTTGTGGCTCTCAACCGCGGTACGGTGGATTGCGGTGAGGTCCTTGCCGGCACGGCGGTGCCATACCGAAACTGCACGTCTACCGCCACCAGCGAAGTACTGCCACACTGGCGTCTGGTACTGTCTCAGCGAGAAGTTACTCGGTAGGCTTACTGTCATCTGTCGGTTGCTCTCCCGTTCTTGGTAGCTCCGGACACCCGGACTGCTCCTGTATGCTGATATGCACCGGGCCGCTCACGTTGTGGTCCACCTTGTCGCTGGGCTTGATGCCCAGGTGGCCGCCCAGGTCCTGGCGTGCCTTCTGCCGGGTGCCCCAGTTCGGGGTGCCGTAGGCGATCTCGTACGTGCCTTCGCTCTCCTTGCCCTTCGGCCCTGGTACCCACTTGTAATGAGGGTCCTCGGCACAGATCTCGGCCTTCAGCTTGTACGCGTACAACTTCATGTTCAGCCGCGCTTGCGCGAACTCCTCCATCAGCGGATCCGGCTGGTCCATCTCCTTGGGTGTTATCTTCATTCCAGCGCTACCTCCAGGTCGATCTGCGGGTAGTCACGCACATCGTAGATCTCAGGTGCAATGGATACGGACAGAGCCGTGAACGTGATGATGCAGATGCATAGCACCACCACCACCGCGACCTCTATGAGATCGTCCCAGGTCATTAGATCTTGTCCTCGTCCAGCTTGTGATCCCCACACCAGCCCATGAGTTAGTACTCCCCTCTCCTCTGCCACCCTTTCAGGCCAAGTGATCCAAGTACCAGGCCCACGGACTGGATCGGTATCTCGATGAACTGCCCCTGCATGATCGACATCGCGCACCAGGTACCGACCACCGCGGTGACCACAAACACGGTGAGCACGCGCATGGTCGATAATTGCCCGTTGTTGTCCTGCAGTAGTGTTCCCCTGCCTCTGACCTCTGCGTTGTCCTGCAGGTCCATGATCTGCCTCTGCAGCCCTCTCAGGGCGTCCTCCGTCTCGAGGGTGAATGCCCTGTCTCCGAGTTCTTCGGTCATATCTTCACCCCTACAATCGTTAAGTGGAGGAGGTCCTTCTGGAAGGTGACGGCCTCAAACGCCGCGGTGATCTGCGAGCTCGAGGTGACCGCTCGAGGTCCTGGCCTGGTCAGCTGTCCGGGGTACCGGCCGATCAGGATGCAGCCCTCGGTATCCTCCCAGGTGTTGCCAGCATGGCCGGCCAGGATGATGCCGTCACGACCTTCTACGCCCATGACGTACCAGACATCCCTGCCGTACTTATCACTCAACCACCGTTCGCAGACGTAGTGTCCCTCCGGGATGCAGGAAACGCTCTGCTCGTTGTTCTTCCAAGGCAGCTCCAGGCAGTATGAGAAGAGTTGGTGGTCCACCATGAACACGCCCAGGATCTCTGTGGGGCCGTGCTCGAGCCGTACGATACCGATGTCGAGCTGTCTGCTCATTTCTTCTTCCTCTTGAACCCTGGTCCCATCTGCTTCAGGTACTGCTGTGTCTTCCGCATCGGCTCGCTTACCTGCTCACCCTGGAAGTCCCCGTTGCTCACCGCCCTGCGTCCGTATGGCTTGCCCTGCGTAGGGCCAAGAGAGGGGTTGTACCCTGGGCTCTTGCCCCGTGAAGGTGCCGGCGCGGATCCGCGTCGTGCCGGTGCCGGATCTCCACGCCTGAATGTGGGGTTGGTGCCAGGTGCGAACTGGGGTACCGGGCTGGGCCGACCACCATGGACTCGAGGTGTGAGCGAGGGCTTGAAGGGGTTGCGCTTGCCTCCCTCCGGATGGAACTGGCCCATCTGCTTCTTGTAGTCGGTGGCCAGGTTGGTGGTGCCCGACTTCTTCTTCTTCACCCTCTCGTCGGACGCCTTGTTGTCCTTCTCGAGCTTCTTCTTCCGGGAGAGGGGCTTGCCCGTGTTGGGATCCCTGTCTCTATTCCAGGTTGACCCTCGCATCGATAATCCTCCTATGGTTGTGGGGTACACCCGAACCCATCAGGCACGTCTGGCGGCGTAGTATCCGCAATAGAGGCACAGGCGTGCTCCGAAGGGCCGCTCTCGTTGCCGGAGGTATCGAAGGCGGTCAGTACCCAGCAATAGGTCTGCCCGTCTGCAGGTACGCCTGGGAGTGATACGTTGGTGTTGGGCGCCGGGATCACGAGCAGCGCATCGGCAGGGTCATACACGCCGTCAGCCTCCTCGAGGTACAGCCTGTACCCGGCCAGGTCTGGCTCGGTGTTGGCATTCCAGGAGAACAGTACAGACGCCGCGAACGCGATACCCGCGGTGGCCATTACGATCACAGCTACCATGCAGAGCTTCTTCATCATGGCTTGCCTCCCTTGTGTACGGCCACGCCCTTGAACCCACCCTTGGCCGCGACCTGTTTGACAGAGTTGGCTTGCCTCGCTGCGATCGCCCTGGACCGTGGGCCTCCACGCCCCGCGGCAGCCGCCTTCTGTCTCATCTGCTGCCCGAACGCTTTTACGGCCTGTCCTCGAGGCCCTCCGCGCTGCCTGGGTACGGGCGGTGGAACTCCTGCCCCTGGTACCGGGCGCCCTACCATCACCCCTGGTTGCCCCTGGACAGGCCTTCTCTGTCGTACTGCTGGTCGTGCCCTACCTACCGCCCCACCTGGGCTGCCCTTGATCATTCGCTGACCTCCTTGTGATCTGCGTGCCTGATCATCGTTTGGTCTTGCCTCGCTTGGCTTTGACCTTCTTACGCTTCGGTACCGCCTGGTACCCATATTGGTTCAGGAGCTCTTGCTCCCGCTCTTCTCTCGTGAGGGTGACTGGTTCGAACATGGCTTTGAGCCGGCTCCAGCATGACGGTTTCTGGCCTCGCCGTTCCCACCATAGGTAGGCATTGAACACCTTCTCCGACAGCCAGAGCCTAAGCCTCTTCACGGTGCCATCTCCGCGTCCCCCTTTCTCTACCTTCGCCGTCTGGGGTGAACCTGACCTTAGGTACATCAAGGGTACGACAGGGCGGCACTACGGTGTCAAATTTCCGTCAGGGGGGTATTACAGAAGGGTATTGAGGGGGTACCACGGTACGGTACCCCCCTGGGGTATAAAATAAAATAAGGTGGTGAGCTTATTTTCGTTAGCAGTTCCGGGGAGTTACAACGCCCCGTATTTCCTGTTCCAGTTGCAGACGTAGGCCTGGACCCGATTTTCCCATGCGAAGTACTCCTCCCGCGCTGGGCCTCGCACCTCCTTTCGGCGTACGTTGCGGGTATTGATAGCCTGGCACAAGAGCATATTCTTAACGTGCTTCTTTTTGAGCTTGGGGAGGGATATGCCCATGTAGTCAGCGATGGCCTGAAGGCCGCAAAACTCCACTTGGGGGCGTACCTCTGACCAGTCGCTCATCGGTTAGGGGCCCTCCAGACTATGCCGGTAATGTGCATTAGGGTGAGAGCCATACTCGCCCTGGTATCCATGAACACCTGATCGATACCGTCCTTCTTGAGCGGTATGGGGGGCCGATCGGGCACGAAGCATGAGAAGAACACCGGCGCTCGGGCGCCGTTCTCCGATACCCATTGCCAGTCCATACGGTAGACGTACCCTTCCGCGAACGATTCTCCCTTGCCCTGGGACAGGTCGAAGGCCTCGCTCATGAGCCAGAGTCGGTCTTTCGGATCCACCCACATCCTGGTACCCATTGGGGACCGAACACGCTCCAATTTCATACTCTCCGCTCCCTTCTCCTTTGGTTCCCTCTTCTTCCGTGGCCGGGTTGTGGTATACATCCTGGGCCTTTTGTGCCGAAGCACCTCTTTTTGCGTCATCGGAGCCTCCGGAGGTGTCTGAGTACCCGTTTCTCGATAAAACGCCGAAATGGGGCCGTCACGGCCCTCCAGGGGTCCTTTTTGGCCATTCCCAAGGCCCTCCTTGCCGCATCGCCGCGGTCCTTTGCCAGATCCCACCAGGAGGCCCTGGCGTACCATGCCAGTAGGGGTATCCGGTCGGAGATCTTGAGCTCGAGGATCTGCCGTACCTCCGCGTGCCGGAGGTCCTCGGGTACGGGCTTGACCGGGCTCGCGTTGTCGATATACACCTCCCCTGTCTCTTCGTCGTACCGGACCTTGGTGCTCATTAGTTGGTCCCCCTCTCCGGCCACGGTGTCATGGTGACCACCACGCCAGGCATCTCCTTGTTTTGCGTCCAGGTGTCCCTCAGTCCCATGACCTCCTTCCAGCCGTCCTTGGGCAGGATCCCCGCATCGACCAGGGCGTCCAGGATGAACTTCTTGGCCGCCACGATGTTGTCCGGATCCCGGCGCTTGTTTGTCTCTTGCCAGGAGAACGTGAACCAGGCCTTCTTCATGGGCTTGATCCCCTGGCTCTTGATCATGAGCACGATGTCTGCCTCAATCTTCCTCTTCATAGTGTTGTAGGCGTGCTTGCCAGAGCCCTTCGCCTTGGCCATCTCGTTGAACCCAGGCAATCGCATGGTCACGCTCAGTACCTGCTTCATGGCAGGGGCACCTCTTCCAGCTTAACCTCGATGGGCTCCGGATCCGCGGCATGGTGGCCGTTGTGGTTACAGAGGAAGAGCATCCGGACGGTGTCGAACGGCCAGAGCTCGTAGTCCGTGGCGATGTGCTCCAGAACGTCCCGGACAATGATCCGCATCCTGTCCCTGCCGATGTCCTTCTTGCCCTGGAGTTCGAGCGCCTTCAGGGCACTCTTGATGTACACCTCCTGCTTCAGCTCACTTCTCTTTGACTCCATGTTGCCACCCCCCTCTTGGCTATGCGTTTTTTACGGCTTCGACGTTCGCCTCGACCAGGTCTGCCTTGTCCAACTTGTCCAGGTGCGTGAGTTCGATCAGGGTCCGGATCTCCGGGCCGGCCAGGGGATCTACTACACCCGCGCTGGAGGCCAGGGCGAAGAGCACTTCAAACCTCTCGGCCTTCTCTTTGCCGGTGGGTTTGTCCATCCGGAGGTATCGAAGCTCGTGCCCTTCGAGCGTCTTGACCTTCTCCCCCATCTCCACAGCCCAGTCCTCCACCACGTCATACAGGAACTGGGCCACCGCCCAGACCGCGGGTTTGAAGAGTTTGAGCAACATCTCTGCCAAAAAGTCCAGTCCGATCGCTGCGAGCGTTGTGGTCAAGCTCATACCTCGTCTCCTCTCGTCCTCTTTACGGGTTCGCTGAGATCCAGCTTGAACCCCAGCGTCCTCTCGGTGTGCCGCTTCCACTCTGCTACCCACTCCTCGGTGGGGTATTCATCCGGATGGATCGCGTTATCCCTTCTCCATCCCTCGAGCTTCTGGCTGAACTCATCCTCCTCGCTCCAGCCGGTACCCTCGGAGACAATCTGGATGTGCTCTCTCAGGTCAGCTGGCTTGGGGGTGTGCTTACAGGTGGTGGCCATGGAGTCGAGCGCTGCGAACACCCGCTTCTGGGGGTGGTCCTTGGCCACCTGGTAGAAATACTCGTAGGCGGTGGGGTTCAGGGGTTTGGTGGTGAACATCTCTACGATGTCCTCCAGCTTTCTACTGAAGTGATTTCTGTCGAGCATCTTCGAGCTCCCTTCTTTCCTGCTGCTTCAGCCAGTCGGCCCGGTTCTTGGCTCGGATCCGCTGGGCCTTCAGGGCCTCTGGATCTATGCGGCTTGCAGCTGCCATCTTCGGAGCGGCCTGGAGGTAAGAGGCGAACTTCTGAGAACCGAACAGGGTGGAGGGTCTGTAGTACTTGGGATGTTCCAGGAAGTACGGATCCATCTTCTGTCCTTCGATCACCAGGATACAGTCCTGGACGGTATACCCTTCGCGCAATCTGGCGATGATGGGTTTGAGGGTACCGTCTGCTGGCCTGTACTGAGCTCCGATCGATTGGTTCAGGTATTCCAGTACCTCCCTGGCCTGGTTCTGGGTATCATCTTTCGGGGGTACCAGGGCGAGCGCCGTACCCCCCGAACTCGACATATCTGTTCCTTCTTTTTCTATCTTTGCATCTGCAACTGCAACTGCAACTGCAAAGGGGGGCGTAACATCGCCGTAACATTGGTCCTTCCCCCTTTTGCGCTGCATTCGTAACTTACTGCCCTCACTCAACAAAAACTCCTTGTGCATCCTCCTGTTTTCGAGCGTCACATTGCCGTCACACCGCGTCACATTTGCGAACATTTGCGTCACAGCCTCTTTCAGGAAGAGCTCGGCCTCGGGTACCGTACAGGTGAGTACCAGGTTCAGCTTGTCCTCTGGTATGGTGATGATACCCCTCTCTGGCTCGAGCCACATCATGGATAACACGTCAATCCATATCCCCCTGGTACTGGCAGAACACATCCTCACCCTGGTGTCGGTGAGCCAATCCCTGGCGTACCAAAGAAACGCCGGTGCTCTCTGTTTCCTCCTCTGGAGCTTGTCGCTCATTCGCCCCCCCCATTTGGTGGTCTTAAGTCCCCCTGTGGCACCCAGTATGCTGGTCGTTTGTGACCCCCTTTTTCATTCCAGTACTCTTGCCTTCCTGCCTCCTTTCCATACACCCAGCCTACAATCCTGATCGACGGGAACTCGTCCCTGTCCACGATCACCAGATAAAATTGCTTGTCTGGTTTTTCCTTGATGTCTGAATCGTGCATAACCAAACAGCCGTTTTTGTGGTGGGTGGTGCGAACCTCGTGGCCCCCCACATCTCCCTCCGTTTCCAGCTGCCCAGGAGTGCCGCTCCACCAGACACCGTGTGCCTTGGCAAATGCAGCCTCTCCTATTGCGCCCATCACCTCATATCCCCACTCCTCTGGCCCAAAGGCGAGATTCCATCGATGTTTGGACCCCTTGTACATCTTGTGAATCTTACGCTTTATTCCCATAATGCAAGCCATCTCAATTTCCGACCACGTCATTTTAATGTTCACGCCCCCCCCCTTCGATCTGCGATACCCAATGACCCCCTGTCACTTGCGAATTGTCCTCAACCCAATCGCTAACGGCAGCCATACAGAGGTCGCAGTATGCCCACCCACACCAATAGACAACATCCCAATAATCGAAACAGTTGCCGCACCCGTGGCATTTGACCTTTCCGTGGCTTGCTACCTTGAATGTCATCGTGACCCCCTGTCACTGTGCTTTCAGACGTTTTCCTCGATGAAGTCCATCAATAGACGTATCACGGCAACGGCTCTGTCCATGTCCTCACGCCATTCTAGTGGGTTCATTCTTGCGAGTTGTTCGGGTGATTTGTCTGCCAACTTCTCTAAGAATTTAACCATCTTCTCTCCCTCCTCGGTCACATCTGGTTCGCCATCGTGCGGCGAGGCCGTTTTCCACTGGTCATACCCACCAAATCCGTTCATTTGCCTCCCCCTTTCAGGTCGTATTCCCATCTGATCTTGTCTGCCGTTGTCTGCATTTTGTTGCGTTTTCGGGTGTTCCACCCTGTAGTTGACACAGAACTTCTTTGCGTTGGTTTCCACCCTGCTGCCGCATAGATTGTCCCGGTGTGTACCTCAGTGTCTTGGTAGGAGATGAGTTTCGTGAGTTGCGGCCATCTCTTCACCAACAACAACCGCATTACCTTGAGCATTCTGGATGCTGTGTTCTGTGGGGCATCTGGTGCGATTGCTAACCGGCGTAACTCTATATAGTCCTTGCCGTTCAACATCCTTGCTATCGGGTCGGTCCAGATTGCCGTGGCGTACCATCTGTTTTCATATTCCGCACCGAAACAGATAGCATGACCCGATCTAGAGATGTTCGATTTTGAAACAAGGGGGAGTCTGGAGTGCCACAATTCATTCAATTCAATGGCAAGATCTATGTTGATCTTATGGATGGCAAGATGGAGCGGAGAGATGGGAATCGAACCCTCACCTTCCGTTGGGAACAACGGATGTACTACCCTTATACTATCTCCGCTCAAAATCAACATGACCTCCCCTCACATGTCCTTGTAAGAAATTAAGAAATAATGGGTACTTTTTCTTACAAAGTAGGCGTGACCCCCTGTCACTACGCCGCCTTTGACCTGTAGGCCGCTGGTCTACACCATTTTTTTGCTAATCTTTTCCACTCCCTCGGGTGATCTGCCGGTTGGTAGAGTTGAGCAAACGGCAGGAACCCCATCCCGTACACCATCCCGAGCCTTGCCTCGGCATCTTCTATGCTCTCCCCGTTGTACCCGATAAGGACAAAACACCGTTTTTTGTTGATAGGCATATGGGCGGTCATATCTGCTACTCGCTGGAGGGGCCTCTCACACCCCTCGGAATCACAGGCAAACCACATCTCATCGAGTCGAATAGACTCAACCAATTCCAAGTGCCAATCCTTGAGTAGTCGGGCATCTAACCCACCGGCAAACTTGATGCGCTTCGGCTGTCTTTTCAGCATCTCGAACACCGCCTCAATGTGCTTGCGGGAACAGGCCAGGAGGTTGTTATCCTGTACGATCCAACCGTCCTGAATAGGGATCTCCCTGATAGGCCCCTCTCTCTTCGGGACGAAGCAGAACGGGCACTTACGGGGGCAACCCCTGGACGTGATGGTCACGCCCTCCTTGAGATACCGGCCAGGGACGAAGCTGCCACCCTGGTTGTCGAATGCTGGCCCCCCAATCCGCACGTCCTTGTAGAAGTCTGACCATTGCCGAAATAGCCGTTTGCCCTCTTCGATGTCCCATGTGAAGGTGACAGAGATGTGGACAGGCTGGTCTACAGGCTGGAACAGGGGCGGGTTCCCCACAAAGGCCAGTTCATCGGTAGGGGTCCAAGTGGTTTTTCTTGGGAAAACCCTAATCATCTGCATCGTGACCTCCCCTCACCATCCCCTAGCCGCAAGGTACTGGGGCAGAATCTGGGCCAACCTGGAAGCCCGTAGGGCCTCGGCCTGATCTGACGCATGGAAGACAACCCAGTGGTCGTACCATGCGAGTGCGGCGGCATCCAGATCAGCAAGCTGGGTTGCAAGCATCTCG